GATTTTAATATTCCAATTATATGTTGGGTAACATTTATAATGATCGTTTGGTTTGAAAGTGATATTGTTGTAACTATTGCTAATTTAACCAATACAAGAAATTTATTAAAAGTAAACGAGTTTAATAGATATAAATCGGAAATTGATGTAATGTCTACTTATCCAGAATTTATTTATGGTATGTATCCGGGTTATTTAACCAAACTACTGTCATGTCCGATATGTTTGTGTTTTTGGACCACTTTGTTTTCAGTAAACTTGTTAACATTTGTTTTGGAATATCATTTTGTGTTTGCTAGTATGGTATTTCCAATAAATTATATCGTTAGCCTTAGTCTATACCTAATAGTTAAAAAATTATTATGAATATAAGTGGACCACAAGCATTATTAAATTTTATAGGATCTGATAATATTCCGTCCGTATCAAATTTGCGTTCTTGTATATTAAGCGTGGGTAAAATCTGTTCGTGTCAAAAACAAAAAAAAGCTCAAAAATCGGAAGAATGTAACAATATATACATTCAATTTGTAAATTCAAATTGTACCGGTTTATTAGAATATTTTAAGTCAAAAACAACCGATGACATTATCATTTTCACACACGGCAGTAATCACGAAATAAAACGGTTTAAATTACGTTGATCTTTTTTAGTACGTCCGATACAGTAGTCCGAATTGTTGGATGTGTTTTAATATCACAATAATCCGAAAAGTCTTGCCATTCCAAAGCAACATCTGCACGTTTCAAAATCTTGGGATTGTTTAATAACTCATGTTCATTTGGAGCCGAATCATATATTTTAGTAATTTTATTTTTACTAAAACGGTTGCCTGAAGGTATCGGTGACAGTTTATATTTTGTAATATGAACTAATTTTCCAGACATTTTCTTCTGTAGCCATGTACATTCGTCTTCCGGATAAACATCATAACGAATATCTGTTATAAATACCACGTCAGCTTTACTATCAACGATTCTGTTTTCTACTTTAGAAGTCCAATATTTGCCTTCGCTTGTTTTACGCATTAAATCGCCATACGCAACTAATAAAGGTCGTATAATACTTTTTTCGGAAGTATTTTCTGTAAAAACATCTATATTTACTTTTTCCTTAATAAGATCTTTTAAATCATTTTTAAGTTCATATGCCAAAGCATACTTTTCCGATTTAATTCCCAGTTCAGATAATATGTTTTGGGCTACACTGGTAAACAAGTCTTTACCACTTCTAGCAAATCCGGATACACCAATAATTTTCATGATAACATTTTTTCCACTTCTTTTTCAGAAAAACCAAATCCTTCAATTAAGCAAACTAAATCTTTTATGCCTGTTTCAGAAGAAATAAATACATTATAATAATCTTTAGCGTCGGACTCTCCAACAGAGAACTTTTTACAAATGCATTCCAGTACAGTTTTGTTTATATTATCCAACGAACCCTTTATATACTTACAAAATTTTCTACCTTTTGGAACTACTTCAATCATTATCTTGTAAAATTGTTCGTTTGGAATAATCTGAAAATATTTAGATATGAGTGCCATTTCTTCAATTAGATCACTATCCATGCTTAATATTCTAACGATCATATATTTATTGAAAGATGTTTTTTCAGAGTCAGTTAGACTTGCATAATAGTCTGGATTTTTAATTTCCCGTATATGATTTACATGGTCAAATAATCCGCGGGATTTATTTGTTACGTTTTCTGTTATTTTCCTTTGTTTCATTATTTAATATTCTACCACGACGATATAATATTTCAACTTGTTTTAACAAATTTATTCGTTCGTTATTTAGTATTTCAATGGCGTTAGATGTAATAAGTTCAAATTCATCAAATTTTTTAACAAGTCTTAAACTCAAAAATATAGATAAAAAAGAAATTATGGTTGCTAACACAATTAGCAACCATAACATTATGTGATTAAAATCGCAGTTCATATTAATATATATGAACCGATTTAGTTATCAGGCATTCTTATAACCCAGACTCAAGACTTCACGTAGAGCCTTAATTTGGCGACCGTCTAGATCGATACGGGTATTACCGGTACGTAGAGTCAAGCGAGACGCCTTCTTAGCCTTTGCAACGGGGGTAGATAGATAAATCTCTACGCCGGTTGTATTGTGACCTACGAAGTTAGTTTTATTACGAGTATTTGTGCGTGTATACATATTTATTTTTTCTTTCTTTTTTATTTGTTTTTGTTTCGTTAGTATGTTACTAACTTAAATTTATATTAACACTAATTTTTCAAAACGTCAACTTGTTTATTAATTATATTTTGCTATAACAAATAGTTGAATCGTTATTTTTCTCATTTTTAGTTTTATTTTGATTAGATTGTCGTTTACTACTCACAACGTTGTATTTGTCTATATTAACATATCCAAACTCGTTATGTATTTTTTCTACGTCGGTTATCATTTTTATCTTACCAAAGTTCATTACGTTCCACGCACTGACTACATCCTCACACCCTTTATCCAAACATGATTTAATTACCGGTTTTAAAAAACAATCAATCCACTGTTCATATGATTGATTGTTTTTTACAGATTGTGTGATTTCGTCCGAATAAATTTCTAAATTATAGTAAGGAGGACTTGTAATAATTAAATTAATTTTTGGTAAATCGTATTTGTGAATATTTTCCGCGACATCATTGTGTATCGTGACAAGATGATTTATTCCCAAAAAAGATACAATTTTTAATAAATTATTATACGTTTTGGTATTAGGTTCAAAACCAATATAATGTGCACCGGACGCGACTGTACCCATCATTCTGCCACCCCATCCACAACACGGATCTAATACATAACCACACTTAGCATATTTATTACATATAAGTTTAGTCAACGTCGGTCTGTACATTGTATTTTTGGTCATACCTGTACAGAAATATACTCCTCTTTTAATTTCAGAAAGATAAGGAGTACTGTGAGATTTTCTATTCCACGTTAGTATTTTTTGTAGATTTGAGGAAGTCCATTGATTTGAAAAACTTCTACCTTTTGGATCTTTAATATCATAAAAATTATCCATGAAATGTTCCGATAATTTCATTCCATGTCTAACTGTAGAACTAATTTCTTTAACATCTTCATTAAATTTACATAAATTATTCCAATCACTCCGTAATTCTTTATCTGTAAATTTTATCTTATAATCATAATTCTCGAGTTGATAAGCTAATTCTACTTTTGCTATTTCAAATTCTTGATCATTCAAATTTCTTGTTGAATTTCTATGATTTATAAAATTTTCTAATTTAAAGTTGAATATCATACTTTTCTAGTATTAAGGAACAATCATAATCTATCCAATACCATAACTGGTCGCTACACGATGACAATATCTTAGCATAAACGCCGTTTAATTTAGATGACTTATAATTTACTTTATTTTTCTTTGTATAACTCTCGGTCCACGTTAAATCTTTAAACTTAGGTGGAGTAAAGATAGTTAAAACATATTTTTTATGTGATTTAAATAATGTTGAACTTAATGAGTATACAATATCCTCATGATTATTGTCAATATAATTGAGTTTTTCTTCTAAAGTTTTTTGTGACGTTGTGCGAAATCCACTAATGTTCAACGTTTCAATTTTATTTTTTCTTTTACTAAACGATAACTTTCCTGATTTACAAGAAATACGTTTATATTTCATATCCTCAACAATAATGTCTTTACCCGCATCGTGACTATCACCATCCCATTTACACTTAAAATTTGCATCTTTTAATGAATTTGAAAGTATATATTCCCAATATATGTCTTTTACAGGTAAAGTTTTATACAATTTGTGATGTTGATTGATACGATCCGTAATGTGGTTTAGTACAATGATCGGACAAATATTTTCCATAATATTATTATTTATAGATTAAACTCTTTTTCAAATTTTTCAATCGCGTAATCTTTAGCCTTAAATTCAAACTCATAATCCACATCATATTCACCTACATATTCGTCAGGAATGTTACGTACATAATCACCATGTGCACGTGGATTACTATTATTTAAATCGTTATCACTAAAATGAAACAGTGGCGTATACTTACCCCAAGTAGATTTTGCAAGTTTTACTGCATCTTTAGCGGATAGTTTGCCTGGATTACAACGAAAATGAAGATTGTCATATGTAATCGGAATACCGGTTTGAGAATAAATCAAATCATACAGTTCTTCAACTTTCCAACTATTAGGTTTGTCTTCGTTCTCCAAAACCAGTCTTGACTTCACATTGTCAGGAAATGTTTTATAGACATCAATAAAACGCAAGGCGATATCTTTTACATCACCCTTGTAACAGTTCATATGAATGTTGATAGGAGATTCATATGATTGTGGTAAACCAAGCATATCCATCATTTTGGCATGCATCTTTAGTTCTTCGATGGATTTGGTTACTACAGCTGAGTTTGAACTAGCCGGTACAACAAATTGATCCGGATGCGTGCTACAACGAATATTGTTATCCTTGATTACTTTAACACACAAATCAAATTCGTTTTTGATAGACTTGAAATTATAGGCAGATTCTAGTAACAAATTTGCTTCGGGAAGTGTTTCCAACGGCATCATACCACTTGTAACACGATAGTTCCATTTTTTAGAAACACAAAATTCCAGAGTTTTACGCGTAACAAAAACATTGTTGAGAGTACGATCTGCAACAATTTTTTCTGCATTTTTACGATCAAGAGCAAGAAATCGTGTTTTGGTCATGGTTGACCCTTTGATTCCTTGCTCTTGAAGTTTGAGACTGATGCAACATAGTGATTTTTTCATCATTTTATAATATTACATCACAAATTATAAAATGTCAACGACCAACTTCGTGAAAATAAACACTCTTTGCTTCATCATATGTCATGCCGATCATTTGATTATAAAAGTGTATATCAGTTTTTAAATTACCTTCACTCTTTAATTTCTTATATCTTTCAATAGCCTTTGGTTTCCACCATTCCATAATGGCTTTATTATCATCAACAAATAACTTCTTCATCACCAATTTATCTTCGGTAATTTTATTTTGAAAGAATTCTTTGCTGTTATCATAAAAACAACTGTAATATACACCTCGTTCATAACCGTGCATATAATGACTTTGTTTTATATCACACTTGCTAAAGATCATTCCTATGACTCTTGATTTAGCACCGGTTACAGGTCCACTTACTCCTTCTTTTTGAGTCATAGCTTTATCATATTTTTCAGTACAATTTTCTTTTACCCAATTGTGCCACACTTTATAAATTTCATCATCTGGTTTTATAGCAACTTTACCAGCACTAGTTCCACATTTATGCCACCATTTTAAACTGTTATACATACTGTAGCTGCCATACAACGATGTAGTGGTCATGCCTACAAGAGTTTGATTATATAGTTTCTTCCATAAATCTCTTACACCGCTACTAACAACCATCGCGGCTGCCAATTTACCACCCAGAAAATTATATCCAAATGGTTGTGTACTAATAATACTACTACCAATAGCACTGTGTGCTAATTTTTTATCTTTAATTTTATTATCAGAATTCCACCCAATATAATTGTCACGGTCCGTAATAGTAATTACATCGCTACTAACAGCTAAAACTCCGATGTATGGAGTTTCTGGTTTATTTTTATCAACTATAAGAAACTTAAGAAACCGACCCGGAGTTTGACTAAACTCAAATGTGCTTACAAATATTCGCAATAAAGTCCAATCTTCATTTTGTTGTTTGGTTTCTACATAAACCAATTCTGGTTGACAGCTTTCAATTTCTTTAATTGTAAGTGTTTCATTATTAAAATCCGTAGGTCTCCATATACGAGCTTTTATCGTATTTAATTTATTAGCAACATTTCTATAGTTTTGTACTTCTAACCATTTTTTATAAAAAGTTTGTTCTTCAACAGACATTGATTTTAAGAAATTGAGATTATCTACCAATTTCTTTTTATTTGTTCCAAAATCAAAAGACTCAATGCCGAAATATTCTTGTAATACGTTCATATTTATAACTATAGTAACATGACATTCAAAAAAATCAACCCAAAAGAAAAGTTGTTTTATATATTTGAAATTTCTTCAACAAAGTTTCTCGTATTGGACAGTGAAATGGACGAACCAATTTATCATGGAAGTTGGAACATGACATCCGGTATTATACGATCAATAAAGAAAAATATGCCAAAAGCAGAAATAAATTATTATGTAAAAGAAAAAAGCGGATTGCTTACGTACAATCCGCTTTGGTCACACAATCCTTAATTTATTATACATTAACCGGTTTATTTTCACTCATCTCAATTACACTTTTCGTTGTCTTTGCATCATCAAAAATAGATACGATTTGTTTTTTAGAATTAATGTTAACTACGTTAACAGTAGTTGAATCCTTCAAAATTACCTGTCTTGACTTAGCCTCCTCAAGATGTTCTTTGGTTGGAGTGCCGTGTACAAATACCAATGTAGGACGGCCTTTACCATTGTGAAGTACACCAATATCAGTAATTTCAGAACTCTCTATTGCTTTCTTTATACGAACTCGTAGTGTAATTTCTACGAAATCCGGGTTCAGAACATTCAACTCTTTAATAGTAAAGATGTTTGAGGGCCATGTTACTGTTAGGTTTGTCTTATTCTTTCGATCTGTCTTTTTCATGTTTTATCCTTTCTTATTATGTTTGTTTAGTGAATATATCACCATTTATATATTATACCACAATTATATTATAAGTCAATAGCTTCCATCATCTTGCTATTAACAGTTTTTACAATCTGATTCAGATTCTCTACATTAATAAAATGTGAATCACTACCATACATAGTCTTAAAGTTATTACGTGTAACGTCAAGGCCGAATGTATCATAATCCGATACAAAGTATGAAATAATATTATATCCAGATTCCTTGATTTTCTTTACTTGTTTACGTGTATGTTCACAAGCTTCCTTATCACGATAAGCAAATGAAATGTGAGTTACTGTATTGTTATAGAAAAAACAAGGTTCACCATCGCTAATATTAACAAAATAACTATTTGTACTACCATCGGCTTTTGGCAAGAACTTCATTAGTGCCTCAAAACACAATCCTTCAGGAGTTGTATTTACAGGAATTAAATAAGAAAACAAATTCTTAATTTTAATAAATTTATCTACTTTAGAATTATAAGCAACTAGAATATATGGATTATTACTCATAGTTGTACGAAAACTAATAGTAAGATCCACATTATCAATCATAGATGTAGCCTTAGCTAGTGCTACACACAACTTGATTGTACGATTCCACTTACTGCCTCGCATACTAGAACTAGCATCTACACTAATATGAAAATTAACCTTCTTATATTTAGTTGTAAATGTGTTGTAAAAGATATTGCTATCGGTTTCAAACCCCAATTCGTGCATCAACCGTTTGTCAATCTTGCCCAAATTACGACGAGTAAACTTATCAATATTAATTTCATTACGAATTTGAAGACGACGACCTAGTTTTGTACCCAATACAATACCATCATCTATGTTTTTTTGAAGTTCCTTGCGAGTAATTTCATTATTACTACCAATACCCATAGGAAATTCCTCAGACATAATAAGATCCTTAGTCATATTCTTTACAAGAATACACTCAATATTTCCAATCATACCACTAGCCTTAAGCATTTCTTGCGCTACCGGCACTAGATCGATCTGACTCTTTTCAAGAACGTCCAATAGTGCCTTTTCACGTTTAGAAACCTTCTTCTTCTTGATCTTACCAGCAATAAAATTCTTCTGTTTTTCAAAAGCCTTTGTAATCTTACTTTGTTTGGTCTTGCTAACGTTAGGATCGTTGCCAATATCTGAAACAACAGTTGTATTATCAGTGGTTACAGTTGATTCTGTACCACCAAGTACATCAGATGCATCTTTGCTACTATCAGTAGACATAGAAGTCCCAGACGAAGTACCTTCTCCGATACCTACATCTTGACCCAGCGTCATTTCACCTTGCTGTTGAGTATGTTCATTGATATTCTTAAACACAATTTCAGCAATTTTATAAGCAACGTTCAACCGATACTTAGCAGTAATCAAACGACTAATATTGGTAAGATCTAGTTCTTTAGCGATATCATACAAACCAGGCAGTGCCTTTAGATTGGTACTTGGATTTGTAAGATTAATAATACGATACAAATAAGACTCAATGCTCAATGTACGATACAAATCACTTTCCAAAGCATCGGTGACTACCTTGTTATTAAAGTATTCATCATACAAAGCATCATAATATCCACGATAACCAGGAGCATTACGATGTACTGTATAATCGATAAAACGATCTTCTACATAGTTTAGAATTGTCTGACAAGTCTTACCTACCTCGTCCTTTGAAATATTCAACTTTTCAGAGTAGTTATAAATGTCACGGGGTACATTCATCCATACAGTCTTGAGCATTTCAAAGTCAGAATATTTGATGTGGCTGCCTTCGTGTAAGGCTAGTCCGACAGCCACATCAAAATTGTCCTTCTTAGTAATATCGCTACTGATATAAACCACCTTACCATCAGTACAATTTACTGCACTATCATTGAATACTACAGGTACATTCTGATTCGTAAGAATACTGACATAATTAGCAACAGCACGACGAGCGGACGAAAGACGAATCAATCTAGCGGTATTCTCACTAACACGATCCTCAGCATCAACATTGGTATCCGTGCCAGCTTCTTCTTCAATAGCCACATTTAGTTCATCTTCCCAATCCCATTCGTAATGGTTGTCTTTCAACCAGAAATCACTATAGTTACTCATAATAGTTTGTTTGTTTATTTAGTTATTAGAAAGGAGGCTGATCGTTCTTTAACGGATCATTGAACAACTTCTCCTTAGACTCGACCTTGATGTACTTCTGTACAAGCTGACGAATATAAGTACGTTCGCTGTCTACACCTCCGTCATCGCTGAAGTTAGGATAGATGGTTGACTCTGCAATTTCAAGCAAATTAAATCCATCAACAATAAGTTCAGCAATCTCAACAGTTGAACGTGTAGGAATAAAATTCGTTAGCTTGCTGTCATCCTGCTTAACCTGCTTACGTGTATGTTCGGCAATTTCACAAACAGACTTGAGAATCTCAAGCTGATCTTCGCCTACGATATTGAAACGACTCTTTAGTAGATTATATTCACTATCCTTGTCAAGAGGAACTACTTCAATCTTTACCGGAAAACGTGAAAGCAGAGCACGATCCATTACACGTGTAGCGGTATACTCGTTACCTACGTTAGCTGTAGCAATAAAAGTAACGCCATCAGCAACCTTGACAACTTCACAATCGTCCTTTTCATCAAGACGTAGATAACGTTGTAGATCGTCCAGAACAGTCATTAGAATATTTACACCATCATGATGGCTACGAGAAATTTCGTCAAGAAGAATGATGGCATTTGGAGTACGAATCGCTTTGATGAAGCTAGACTCCTTAAACAAAGTACCCGTCTTCTTATCAAAGTGGGTATTACCGATCAAAGCACTACGAGCATCTTGCGTAGCCCCCAAATTAAAATAGAAGAAGTTATCTTCACGACCAATAGCCTTAGCTACAGTCTGTGCAGATAGAGTCTTACCACAGCCAGTTGGACCAAGAAGCAGAATGTTCTTGCCACGAATAGCACTACGTACCATATACTTCCACTTTAGATCGTCCATGATCAAAGAAGAAGGACGAAGATTGACACAGGTATTTAGATAACTTTTAATATCAAAATCCTTGCTAGTAACCAGACTTAGTGAGTTTTTATTTTTCATATGTTTTTCTTACCGTAAATCCATCTTACCACGGACTTATAAGAAGTCAACACAAAAAATAAAAAAACCATCGGTTAGATGGTTTTTGGTTTGATTGGACGATAAAAATTATTATGATTGTTTATTTGTAAAATAATGTACTAATGTTGCAAATATAGAGGTTATACCTGTACTTATTCCTATCAACTTCCATTTAAACTGTTCTAACAAAGTCAATCGTTTTTCTACTTGAATTACGTTTGCGTTTACACTAGTTTCTATCGCTGTTAATTTATCAGTAATATTTTTTAAACTTACATCAATTCGTGATATTACTGCGTTATAATCGTTTGGATTGTATTCTGGTATCATAAAAATTTAAACTAAAATAAAATTATTTCTTTTTCTTCTTACCAGCTTTTGTATACTTAACAACCAATTTTTGCAAATTTTTAGGAAGAGTAGGAGGAGTATAACTTGGTTTTTTGCTTTTACGATCAATTTGTTTTTCAAATTTTTCTACCTCACGCATTGGTTGAGTAGGATCGTCAATTTCTTTATTCATTGGGTCGGCCTTGATGTTTTTCACCACTTTGTTGTTTTTTTCCGGATCAATTAAGTTTTGTTCATCAGAAGCTTTATCTGCCTTTTTACCACCCTCTTTATCTTTACTATTTTCAACATTGCGTTGATAAGCAGAATCAACATAATTTGAATCTTTACTATTTAGATATTCTTTGACAAACTTTTTAACTTCATCAAATGTTTTAAACAATTTCTTCGTTCTGTCGCTGTAATCTTTAAATGCTTGTACGTCACAGATACCGTGTATTATAGGACGTATACTAATATGATACGGTTCACATTCACATACGTTATAATTACCAGCATCGTCCAATACAATTGGTTTTTTTATATCTTTGGATAATTCATCAATTAAATCAGACCAAGAAGCGGATGCGTTTGTATATTTTTGTTCAAGAGTTTCTTTAACTAATTTATTTACTAATTCTTTGGAATGTTTCATACTATATAAATAGTGTTTGTGGATCAATTATTATTCTTTTTTATTGGATAACACTTCTATGTGTCCTATATATCCGTGATTGTCGTTTCGTGTAGCGATTACGCGCACGTTATAAATCGTACCTTCTCTATCAACCACCCTATGAGTACTAACACTACTTCTTTTATCTTTTATGGTTTTTTCCCATTCTTTTTCTACATATTCTAAATCTTCTGGGTGTACGCCGTTTTTCCATCCATTATTCAAAAAATATTCAACGTCGTGTTTTAATAACTGACAATATTTTTCATTTACCCACGTACAATTACCATGCGTATCACATTCAAATATGGGTTCTGGACGATTATCTAATAACCATTTTTGTCTAATACAAATAGTTTGTATCAAATTGCTGTCATGGCATACTTGTTTTTCTATTTTAGAAATATGATCTTTCAAAGAAGTGCCTGAATTTGGTTTGACTTCGGATAAAATTTCCTTAATATTTTTATTTAATATAAATACCCATTTAAAAGCACCAAAAAGTACTCCTCCAGCAGCGCTTATTACAATTATTTTTTCTAAATAGTTAAAAAATGTTTCCATAATTAAGTATATATAAATATATAAAAAAACGGATACTATTTAAGTACCCGTTACATTTTTGATTATTTACATCCAATATCACAATTTAAAGTCATCAAATGCACCTTCGGTGATCGTATTATCTACACCTTTTACATAACTACTTAGTTCGGTTTCTTGGGGGGCTACTTGCAATTTCTTACTATCATAGTAACTATCCAACCATCCACTCAACGGATTAGTCTTGGCATTAGGATACAACTTTTTATACCCAAGACTACTTAGTCTATTATTTGCTAACCATTCAACATAGTGTTTTAGACTTTCACTTGTTAGACCTACTAGATTACCTTTACTGAATAGATAGTCAGCCCAGTCTTTTTCTGCATTTACTGCCATTTCATAAGCAGCATATATCTTGTCTTCATTCTTTTTAACAATATCTTGGAATCCTTCATCTGGATTATTAATCCAGTTCTTCATAATGTTTTGGGTAATAGCTACGTGAAGATTTTCATCTCTACTGATAAATTTAATAATCTTACTATTACCCTCCATCTTTCCACGATATCCGAAATAAAAACTACAAGCAAAACTTACATAGAAGATTAACCCTTCAGTAATCTGAGTAGCTAATACAGCATCAAACAATTGTTGTTTAACATCATCTGATGGTGTTAATAGTTCGTCATATTTCTTACTAATAGCAGTGGCTCTCTTAACAATTTCTTCATCATTCAAGATACTATCAAAAAACTTGGTAGCGTCTGGATAAACATTATTAAGAATGTATGTATAACTGTTACTATGAATAGTTTCAAAGAAACTCCACGTATTCATACAAATTTCTAGTTCACTATTAGTAACGTGTTTCATTAGTTCGTGAATACTACGACTCAACATACTGTCAGTCATAGTTTGAAACTTCAAGTTACTATCAAATACAAATCGTTCTTCTGGTGAAAGATTTTTGTAATCACTAATATCTTTAACTAGAGAAACTTCTTGTGGTCTCCAGAAAAAGTTTAATTGTTGATCATACAACTCATAGAATTTAGGATACTTGATCAAATCATATCTCTGTAGAGATAGATCTTCTCCTAGAAACATTGGATTTCTTAATTGGTCTATATTCTTTTTATTTAATACACTCTTCATCTGTTCCTCCTATTATAGAGCACAAGCTCCGCTTTCACAACCGGATTCTTGTACTACTGGTTGTTTTGTTTCTGTCTTCTTTTCGTCCATAACGGTTTGTTTATCACCGTCATCAGTATTAGCATAATACAAGTTCTTTAGACCATATTTGTAAGCCAATAACATATCCTTAATTACTTCTTGAACAGGAACTTTATTTTTATCATAACGAGATGGAATATAGTAAGTATTTGTACTAATACTCATATCCGTAAATTTTTGAATAGCAGCTGCTACCTTCAAGTAACCTTCATTACTTGGCATATCAAAAGCAAAAGTATAATCTTCTTTGTACTTGTCAATATTAGGAACAACTACAGGCAAAATGTTACTCTTGCTTCCCTTGAAACTAATAGCACTACGAGGTGGTTCAATACCATTGGTACTACTTTGAATTACACTACTAGATTCAACTGGCATACAAGCAGTAAGTGTGCTATGTCTCATACCATATTTCTTGATTTCTTCACGTAGAGATTCCCAGTCACAATGTAGTGGTTCAGTAATGAATTCATCTACATCCTTTTTATAAGTATCAATTGGTAATACTCCTTGACTAAACTTAGTACGTTCAAACTTCTCACACTTACCAATTTCTTTAGCCATTTGTACACTAGCCTTGATTAGATAATAACTGGTCTTTTCCATCCACTTGGCAACAAAGTTTGGAGCCTTATTATCCCAATACTTCAAACCTTCTTTAGCCAATAGAGCAGCCAAGTTACTTACACCTACACCTAGACTACGACGTTTAGTAGCAAAATTCTTTGCTGCTGGTACGAAATATTCTTGATGATCAATCAAAGCATCCAACATTCTAACGATGATGTCACACACACTTGCCATTTCATCATCATCTTTAATCTCCAGCCAATTTAGTGCTGCTAACACACAAACGCCGATTTCACCGTTTGGATCATTAACATCATAAATTGGAGTCAATGGATGATTTACTTCAAGACATAGATTGCTTGTATCTACCTGATCCAACCAACTACCATGTTCATTAGCATGATCTACGAACATTGTATAAATACGTCCGGTTTCAAGACGTTCTTTAGCAAGTAGTCCCATCAATTCACGAGCAGGTACTTTCTTTTTAAACTTAATGTTCTTGTTAGCTTCAACCTTTTCATACTTTTCTTTGAAACCTTCCATACCAAATGTATTCCAAAGTGATGGACATTCGTGATAGCTGAATAGTGTTACATCTTTATTTTGTAGAAATCTTTCAAAGATTAACTTATCCAAACCAACACAATAGTCTAGTTTACGAACACGATTATCATCGGTACCTTGGTTGTTCTTCAATACAAGAATATCTAGAATATCATAATGGAACCAAGCAAAGTTTACCGTAGCACTACCACCACGAATACCATTTTGGTGACAACTCTTTACCGTAGATTCAAATGCTTTAGCGAATGGAATTGGACCTGTGTGTACAACTTCTCCGTTACGAATAGGAGCGTTTGTAGCACGTAGTCTGGATAGATTCAATCCAATTCCATAACGACTAGCGGTAGCAAAACCTACAGCACTATTATTACTAAAAATACTACGTAGATCATCATCTACTGTAAAGAGAGAACAACTAGCATAACTCTTCATAGGAGTTCTTACACCCGCCATAATAGGCGTTGGCAGATTAATCTTATGCTTACTAAAGTAGTTGTATGCTTTCTTTATATAATCCAGTCTCTTTTCTTTATAGTCCTTAAAGAAAGTCATGGCGATAAGCATATATGCAAACTGGGGAGTTTCATAAATTGTCTTAGTAATACGATTTTGTACCAAGTACTTATCACACAACTGTTTGATACCAGCATAAGTGAAATTAAAATCACGATCATGCTTTAAAAACTCATCTAGTTTATCAAATTCTTGTTTACTGTACCAGTCAAGAATACCGCCATCATAAACCAAAGCATCAATATTGGTTTTTACTAGATCATATAGTTTAGGTGGATTTTTACCTCCCCAAACATTCTTTCTCAATTGATAATTTAGCAAACGAGATGCTACATATTGATAATTTGGTTTTTCTTCTGTAATTAGATTAGCAGAAGCTTCAATTAACATAGAATGAATATCTTTAGATGTCATTCCATCAAAGAATGACAGATGAGCATTCATTGCGACTTCTTCAAAACTAACACCTTTTATATCCTCCGTAGCCCATTGTAAGATCTTGTTGATCTTGTCTGCGTTGAATTTCTCAGTATTACCATTTCTCTTCTTTATAAAAATTTCTTTATTCATACGGATAAAAAATAACTATCGTTTGGATAGTTCATTTTGTGTTTGGATTATAACTTTTTTAATAATTTTTTTGCACGTTTTTGTTGATCAACACACTATAAATTATTCTTCATCATCGCTATTATGAACGTTCCACTTGGATTTTAGTGCTTTCTTAACTTGATTTTCACCATCCATCATCTCATTAAGAATACCCATACCCTCCTTGGAGTTCTCACTATAGATTTCAATCTGACCACAACCAGCATTCATCTTGCTTGGGAATGTCAAACCATCTGGACCAAAACGATTCTTAATTACGTGGAATCGTGCTGTATTTGCCTGTTTGTCATTTACCTTACGACTCAAACTCATAACGAAGTCAGCCGTCATAATCTTACGATAACTATCAGCGATGTTGTTAGCCTGAATAATATCTTCATCCATAGCAGCCCGGTTACTCTGTGAAGCACTCCAAATTGGAACTTGCAATTCACCAGCTACACCACGAAGTTCTTCATAAATACCACCAGCTTCACTATAACTGTTACTATTACGTTCACTTTGTGATGGACGTAGAATATCAGCATAATCAACAATAATCATATCTACCTTGGTACCCAATACAGCCAATCGTTCGCAATGTGCTTTTAAACTATATGCACTGACTGTTTTAATTGGGAAGTATTTAATCTTTAATTTACCAGGAACTTCCGCAATTTTATTTCTTACAATATCAACATTGTTACGGATATTCTGGAAATCAATTCCAGTAAAACAACTATCGTATCTCAATCCTACATAGTTTTCATTCAACTCAAGAGTAAAATGAACTACATTCTTACCTTGTTTCATTGCTTCCGCACCAAGTTTGCTGAGTACCCAACTCTTACCACTACCAGCACAAGCTGTAATAATACCAAGTTCACCAGCCGCTAGTCCACCATCCATAATGGTATCAATTTCAACCCAATTGGTTTTGACACAATTACGACTCATTACACTCATACGTTTTTCAACGTCTTCCGAATAATCGTGACCAATATTACGTTCCATACCAGCTTTCATAGCTTGGTCTACAACGTGTTTAATCTTTTCATATTGACCGATCTCTAGTAGATCTGCACTTTCAATAATAGCATTCTTTAACTTTTGGTTCTTACAGAACTCTAGAAACTGTTCTTTTACAAACTTTAGATCATTATCTGTAACTTTTTGGTATATCAATTTAAGATTATCTACAATGCTCTTTTTAAGCACATCGTCCGATACAGAATCAATTTTAATTTTAAATACTGTTAGTGTAGGCAAGTCCTTATATTCACTAAAGTAAGATAAACTTTCTTTTAGAATCCATTTATTAGCATCACTCTCAAAGAACTCGACTTCAATAATATCATGAATACGTTCAATAAACGAACGATCAGATATTAAGCACGAAATGCACTTGAGTTGAAAATCCCGACCATATTTAATTAATGAATCAATTGCTTTTTTATTTTCCATAAGATAATACTACTTTATCACTGTTTTTAGTGTACCTCAACTTTTATTACCAACTTTTTTTTATTCTACGAAACTATTTAATTTACCGAAACATTCGTTTAACCAAATGTGATAATTTGGAATGTTGTTCCACATTTTATCTTCTGTAATTAACTTGGAGAAGCTAATTTTATCTATCTTTTTAACTGGGGTATTAATAATCTCTTCTACACGTAGTTGTGTAAAAGACTGTATCTGAGTGTTATGTAACTGCATCAATTCATAATTACGTTCAAGTAATAACTTATTATCTAATACAGTTTCATAAATCTTGTATTTGCTTTTATAATTTTCAGAATAATTATAAATTTGTTGTAAACAAGCTTGTTGTTCGTTGGCTAAAAAAGGAAATGCTTTAACAACTCTTTTTAATCCAACTCCATCTAACCCAGGAATATTGTCACTTGTATCACCTTCCATAATTCTATAGAAAATAAAGTTATTACAAGTAATTCCATATTCATCTAATATTTCTTTGCAGCCAAAAATCTTCTTTTTAGTAGGACTCCAGATTTTAATCTTATCACTTGATAATTGAAGAAAGTCTTTATCAGTAGACATAATGGTTACATTACTGTCTTTGAATGTATCTTTAGCTAAATAAGCTATTGTGTCGTCTGCTTCTATTTGATCAATTGCCATTACAGTTACAGGCAGTGTATCCAAATAATTTACTGTACGAATAAGTTCTTTCTTGAAATTAACAGATTCAATTTGTGAAGAAGACAATTCTTCATAATTACGATTGAGTTTAATATCCGTTTTTCTACCATTCTTATAACCAGGATATATCTTTCTACGTTTTTGACTGCCACCTTTACCATCAAATACAATAATGACTCTGGTAGGAGAAAGTAGTTTAATTGCAAAGCCAACGCTCTTTAAAAATCCAGCAATACCACCCGTATGCAATCCGTCTTCATTCAAAGATGGAATAGAAGCGAAACATCTGATGTAATTATTTAAACCGTCAACAAGGAGGATGTCAGAATTGGTATTCTTTTTGAGACCCGTTCCAACATCCTCCTTGATATTTTCAAAGAGAGAAAACAGTCTTTTCTTTTCAGATGAACTGAATCCACTCATATTTTTATTCTTCGTTTCCAGCGGTTTCTTCGTCTGTATCTACGATAGCATCATCGACGATCTGGCTGTTAGGATCTTTGTACTTCATGATAACAGCATCACAAATCTTCAAGTAAATTTCTTCACTCAATTGTTTGTCACTCTGCATTGTCGTCACAAAGTCCTTGGATTGGAACTTCCATTCAGTACCATCGTCTTTTTTGTATGTGTAATAAGCACCACCTTGTTTAACCAGATTTTGTTCTTTTAGAACTTTAATCCAGCTACTATAGTCAGCAATTCCGCTATCGAAATAGATATCAAAACTTGCTTGACGTTGTGGTGGTCCCATTCTGTTTTTAACAACAACTGCTTTACACGCATTACCAATGATTTCTTCACCCTTCTTGAGTTTACCAGTGTTGTTCAAACGAACACGTACACTACAATGATAAGCTAGTGCCTTACCACCACTTACTACATACTTGTCACCAAATGCCATAGCATTTAGATTCTGACGTAGTTGGTTAGTAAATACAGTAAGAACCTTTTGACGACCAATCATAGTGGTAATCTTACGCATTGCTTTACTGATAATAATACTCTTACCCGTGGCAAAACCATCCTTGCCATGATCACTTTCTAGTTCTGCCTTTGTTGATGCTGCTGCTACAGAATCAACAATGATTGTTAGAATACGATCTTTGTTGCTCTTACGAACAATTGCAATCATTTTCTCCATCTGAGCAAAAATATCTTCAACGGTTTCACATTGAACATACAGTAACTTAGATAGATCTACACCCAAACTCTTCCAGAACTCAGGAGCAGCTGCGTTTTCAGTATCAATTACTACCGCAACTCCACCCTTTCGTTGGGTATCAGCAACAACGTGGGCTGAAACTAGACTCTTACCAGTTCCTTCCAAACCGTTGAATTCTATCATCTTACCAACAGGCAAACCTCCATGCGGACGGTTACTAATTGCTAGATCCAGAATAGAAGAACCTGTACTAATCCAGTCGCTAATTTCGGCTGGGTTTTCTTGTTCATCTAGAAAGTAAGCAATCTTGCCACCATCTTTGTTTGCTTTGTTTAGTTCGTTTGCTAACAACTCAACTAATTCGTCTCGTTGTCCAGTTTCTTTCGTAACACTTTTTTTTGCCATAATGTATATAACTAGAAAACCGGTGGTGTATAAAAACTCCACCGGCTTATTTTTATTTTTTAGGAGTTAAACAAGTCATCAAATGCTTGTTCTACACTATCCTTACCCTTTGCTTTAGCAGCAGTTGGTGAAGCTGGTGCTGTAGCTACGGTAGCTTTAGCTGGTGTTGCAAATGGAACATCATCATCATCAACAGAAGCAGCTGTTTCAGTTGGAACAGTTGACTCGGCCGATGTTTCCGGATTTAACCACTTATCCATAACTTCCTTGAGTTCATCATAAGAAAGTTCTGGGAATAGATCCAGAATGTTAACTTGTGCCTTTAGAGCATCAAGCAACTGAGTATTCTTTGGATCAATAGCAACACTTACATTTGGCTTAACACGAATGCTGGTTTCTGGGAAACTAGCGCCACCTTCAGCAGTCTTGAATTCAACAACGATGTCACGACCACTGGTTAGATCAGTAATATCACCAAAATCAGGATCGCTGATAATAGATAGAAGTTCCTGATATACTTGCTTACCAAATCCCCAGAACTTTACACCTTCATGTTCTTCGCCACGAACGATTACCGGCGCAAATGTACGCATCTTTGGTTCCATCTTGCGACCCATCTGCCAATCTTCCTTAGAACCAGTCTTCTTCAAACGATTACTAAACTCAACGATTGGATCTGGACGACCGAAACTATCGGGAGATAGATAAGTCTTGTTATTGAGATTGTAGTGAAACTTTAGCTCAATGAAGGGATTCTCAGGAACGTACTTATAAGGTACAATACGAACGACTTGTTTGCCTGGCTTGGGTTTCCAAATAAGGTTGGATTTTTGATTTGTGTTTGAAAGAGAGTTCAAACGACTCTTTAGCTTACTAATATCTAATGCCATAATTTATTTAATTGTTTAATTGTTTAATTAGTTAATTATTTTGAGTCACACGACTCAGATAACCAACTTGATTTGATCATACAACGTGTATATGTCAAAATCAAGTTATAAATAACTATCAAACATCAAACACAGAAAATAATTTTAATGAAACAATTTTAACTCCTATTTCATTTGTTAAAATAATTGAATTTTTATAATTGTTCCAATTTAATTGAAAATTTTTGTCAAATACACCATTATTCTCATCTTCAATTAAACGATTCATGGCGTTTAATGTGTATAACGTATTTGTTTGTTTTTTACGATGTATGCTTATGGTACCTTTATATCTACGAATTTCTTCTTTTTTTACAACGTTAAATGTTAAATAAAGTTCTCTTAAATTTTTTTCGTTAGCAAATACAAAAATTTTACCATCTATTAAATGGTACTGTTTGTTAATTTCTTTTAGTGTCTCTGTATATTGAACGTTATTTGAAAATGTACAAAGCAATTGCTTTTGTGTTATCATAATTTTTCCACTACTTTCTGCCCTTCAACTTTGAATGTAAATTTGCTTCCACTGCTACTATCCATTAAATAGTTGGCATATGTAGGTGTCGCGATGTCATCTTTCATTGTGATACCTATAAACAAATATAAATTTACAGTTAAATAACCCTCATCCGGTACTACATTGATACGAATCTTTCCCAATTTTATATCTTTATACTTTTCAGGTAGTTCTAATTTAAAATTGCTCTTATATTTTAGTTTTTCTATTTTTTTACCGGTAAATTTAATCAGAGGCAAACTAACATTTGTACCAAATACAGCTTCAGATGATAACAAGCTTGAAAGTTTAATAAATTCGTCTCGTATTAGATTTGGATTAGATGTATTGACATCTTTAAGCACATTATTCATTATGAGATCAATATATTTTAAAGCTAAAACATTAGCTCTGTATTTAAATATAGGTCTTAGTGTATCTCTTTCTAAGCAGTCGTTAATACTATAATCCTTTTGTATTTGGTCTATAGTATATACAATAGATTTTTTAAGATTTTTAATTTGTTCCATTTCCAGTTTTTCTATACTGATAGGAAAAAATTCAATCAATATTTGATTGTTTGACAATTCTATTATTTTGTTTAAAAGTGATATATCTTCCACATTAGACTGTAGTACAGTTTTGAACGATTTTAGATTTTTATCAATTGTTCCTGTATATAACGCATGAGCATCATCACATTTTTCAACGTCTTCATTTAGCGATCCTATTTCTTTTTCAATTTCATTTTCTAAACTTTCTAGTTTTTTAAACGCAGTAGATTCAATTTGAGTTACATCAACGTTGAGTTCTTTAAAAAAGAAGTTGTGTATTTTGTTGGTAAATGGATTTATAGATTTTATAAAAGATTCATAATAGTTTTTAACGATATCAGGAATATTTTTTATTTTATCTATAGCGGTTTTTATGCTATTTGAAATTGTGTCAATTATACCTTCGTTCAATTTCTCAGACGATGGCTGTGCTGACAGAGTTTGACCTACATATTGTGCCAATTGTGTTAATACGTGTCCCAAACGAGCAGTACCGGCCTTTAAACTAATTAAAGCAAATTTTATATTTTTATCTTTAATTTTCGCCATTGAATCTACATCCGTGTCTTCTATTTGACCATTTTTCAAAGCAGTTATAACATCGTTGGATTTTCCTCCATATATTAAAATGATATCAGCTGTATTTTCTTTTGTTTCTTTTTGTCCTTTTAAAAATTTATTATTGTATACGTTAGCTGCATCATAAAATGTTCGTATAGATTTGTGTATAAAATCGCTAGGGGTACCAAGTTCCGCCAGAGTTACACCTTCACCTCCTATATTTTTTAAATCTTTGTCTACTAACTCATATATTTTTAAGTTTTCTTCTTTTGCTTTAGGATTTTGTATCGTTTCAAGTTTTGATCTCAACTTACCCCAATCGTTTAAAAAACCTATTGCGTAATCAATATAGTCTCCTCCTGTTTGGAGATTTTCAAACTCTGTAATACCAAAAGCGGTTAATATAGGAATTGTTTCAAATATTTGAGTTCGTTTTGTTTTATCTGCTGATTTTAAGAAATCAAGCTTTTTTAAAAGATCGGGATGTATTAAATCTTTGATCTTTTCCGCTTTTTTCATATATACGGTGGGAGATATAGCATCCGACACAATTACTTTTTTAGAAACGGATTCATCGTATATTTGTTGTCCAATATATTCACCCTCAGAATTATACCATTTAAAACCTTTTTTATAAAAACCAAATCGTTTAGCTTCATCTACACTGTAATTTACGAGTGGTGATTGTCCTATAAGCATAGACAATACGTCGTTAGCATCAAATTCTTTTTCTTGAGAGGTTCTCTTGTCTTGTTGAGTATCCTCGACGTCTCCAGTTAATTCCTGGTCTATAGAAACTGTTTTTTTACTTGGTTCGGTATTAGTAGATACATCAGGCGGAGGAGTTGTAAAAATATTAGTATCAGCTTTTTTTGGATTTTCAGCAAAATGTGTACCTTTGTTTACTGCACGATCTCTATAAGATTTGTTTGGAAATGTTACCAATATACCGTCTTTGTTATATGCCTGTCTTTCAGGAAATCTACCAGCTTCAAATAAGTCAGCGGTTTTTTCTACTATTTCATTTACGTCGTAACCATTCTTTTCAAGATATTCTTGAAGCACAAAAACATGATCTGCGTTTTTAAGATCTATGAATCCACCCTTTATACGACCGTCACAACAAATATCGTTTATTAATGATTTAAAGTTCATCTATTATAAATATAGATATAAATATATTTACAACGACACTAATTTCAAATCATTATAATTATTTCCTTTATAAACCTTAACTTTGAATTTTTTGTTTTTTATTATATCAACTAAATCACGTATATCATTTGCATCTACTATCCCCACGTCAAATAATATAGCATCGTAATTGTACAATACAGTAGTTATTTGTTTGTCGGATGAAAATTTAAGACACGACTTTAATCTATCCATACCATATTCAGTTTCCGCAGCTTGAATAATATACGCAAATAATTTGTTTTTATTTGGATCCGATACGTGTTTAGTTGTTATTTTTCGTTTATAAATAGGTGTTGTAACATAACCTTTTTTAAGAAATTTGTTCCAATACTCAGTTTTTAATTGTTCTGTTTTTTTAAAATAATCTATGTTTATATAGTCATCATTTATTTGACCGTATAAATTAACCAATGTCAACTTTTTAGCCTTATTAAGCAGTTCAGACGAAATTGAATCGGTGTTGTAATATTGTTTGGCTAAATACTCATATATCGTCTCTGATTCAGGTACTTTATAATCAATTAAATTGGCAACAATATAAGGATGAAAACCTGTAAAATCTACCATCAATAAGTAACCAGAAATTCCATATCTGGATATAAAACTGGATCTACATCCATTATCTTTCTTTAAAGCTACGTAGTTTACGCCATCATATGAATTACTGGGTCTACCCGTGGGATTGTAAATATTATAACTTGTATAAACATATCCATCATAAGTACGGGCTTTAAAATGAGTTTTAAACAAGTCGGAATCTATTTTTAGTCCATTTTTTTCAACTTCATATAACGTATCAGTAATAACGTTGTTGAAAAATTTGTAACAATACGTATCAACGTCTTCGTTTGATAAATGTTTGATTTGTTCCACTTCATCATCAAAACAGCGCTGGTGTGTCACATACGGAACGATTACGTTATAATCTTTAATGTTGTGATAGTTGTTCTGCAAAAAATCTTTACATTCACAACTAATGTCATTTAATATTTGATTGTTATTAATAAAACTAAAAAGATTCACGTCAAATAAGTTACAATCAATGTAATACTTATAAGTTTTTTTATTTTTTACATAAACCGAATACGAACTGTTTTTTAACTCATTCTTTATCTCGTCAAGCGATGAATTCGTTGCAACGTCCGGATGACTTATATTATAGTAATATTTTTGTCGGGTACCAAAATCATAAACAAACGCCGCGATTATATTGTCACTTTTACTGTGACAATTGTTGTCTCTGGTTATTAATTTAAGGTAAATTTTTGATGTGTACTTCACATCTTAATACTACACATAGTAAAATAAAAGTCAACTATTATCCTTTCCAAAACTGTTTTGGATTATTTAAAATAACCCCGATGTTTGGTATATACGAAGATGCTGCTTTGATTTGTAAAACGTTATAATTAACAACTCCTGTTGTTTCTAAAACCTTGCCTTTGTATATATTGAATTCTGGTCCAGTAATCTTCCAATCAATCTTTATTTTTTTATAAAAAGAATCATTCGCCAAATTAAAATCTTTGTTATTGGTTTCGTATACATCAAAATAATTAATTTTTGCGACGAAAAATCTGCTGATATATCCATAATCATAATCGTTTTCACTTATGACGGGGGTGTATGTGGTAGGATTCGTGTATGTATACGAATTTAATCCTACAATTGATGCAATATTATCGGGGGTATCTTTTATCATATAACAACATATTCAAGGTCTGTGCCTCCGATACAACGTACCAAAGCGTTGACCACCGTTTCCCATTTTCCAGCGGTCAAAACGTGATCAACTTCTAATACTTGAAATATTACATTTCCAGGCACATATGGTTTTGGTAAATTATTTATAGCAAATACTTGTAGATTTTTAAATGAAAAAATACCATCAAGTTTTATAATTACGGTAAAATTATCTGCTACGCCGCTATATTTTGCTGCATTATGTCTATAATCACCGTCGTCTAACATTTGTAATAATTTACCTCTAAGTTCATTTGGCAGACACAAATATTTATAGTTTTTAGGAACATTATCTAATCTTTTAAGCGCCGGTCCACGAATAGACGCGTCCGCGCGGCCTGTTCCTATAACGTTCTGTATTATTTTTATGTCGTTTTCATATACAGACGAAACTTGTTTAAAAGTCATACACAGTATTCCATTTGATTCTTGCGGACCATATTTTTGTATAGACTCAATCATACTATTATCGTTTTCTATACCAGATGTTGTACCAGGTACAGTTGAAGATGTAGGTGAAGATTTTAATTGTTCTTTTTGTTTTTCAGCTAATAAGGTTAGTTGATAACGATCCATTCTATCAACAAATTTCAAAAATGGCACTTTGCTTAAATCGGTCAATGTACCCTCAACATCACCAACAGATTGTGCATTTTTTATAGAAGATGTATATTTGTCTTTCAATCCAGCTACAGCGGAATTTTGACCTCCAAACAAAACGTTTATAGCCTGTTCATTTGTTAAATTAACATTGAAATCTATACTTCGTACAACATTATTTGTACTACCCAATTCAAATGTATAAATCTGTTTTAAAGCATCCAAATTTGACGTATTTTTATCTATAATTGACACCGTCGACTTTCCATCTTTGTCTTGTCCTTCAACAATTTCAAACTTCCAAAAATTTTCAGTTGACGAATTTAGTGTATTTAATATAGCTGTTATAAACTGTTTGTATCCCTTTGTTTCTTCGGATTTTACAATTTCTATTAATTTTGTTTTACTGATATAAATGTGTTTTAAGTATCCATAATAGTATTGTTTGTAACCATTTGTTTCTTTTGCAAAAGGAAAAGCTGCTATAGACTCTGCGTTTTTATTTATACTATTATAATATAAATAATTAATAACGATATCCAGATTGTCTCTTACACGGCCGGCGGTTTTAAAAGCTTTTCTAGCAGATTCACACGCCAAATAATAACTTTCTTCTACAGTTAATCTTTTGTAAAATTCTTTTAACTCGTTTTCATCTTTAGCTTTTTTATATTTATTTTCCAATTCTATATTTCTTTCAACCGTTATATCTTGTAATTGTGAAATAAACGGATCTACATCAAAATTTTGTAACTGTGTTATGCTTAAAAAATCCGTTACAGCTCTTGTATCTGACATTGTTAAATCTTCATAAGTATCTTTAGTTTTAATATAACCACTGTTTGGAGATCCTTTTTTATAAACCGTACCTTTATTTACTTTAGGCGCAACCGGATTTGGTATTAATACATTTTTATCACATGATATTAAGTTTGGGTGAGCATTTACTATAACATCTTTTATATCAATTAAAAATTGGTTTGTATTTCTATTTGACATAAACAGATTTACCAATTCAAACACAAAATCTAATTGCATCCAAACCTCTTTTGCGCCGTCTTTACCGTCAAAATCAGTTTTAACATCAATGTCAGAAAGCTGGCTTAATGTCGGTGCTTTTGAAAACGGTTTAATATTTCTATAACTAATAACAGGTCCGGAACTCACGGAATTTTTCTTTTTGTAAACTTCTTCCAATCTGCCAATAAAAACTCTATCTTCGGGTTTACCATCATAAAAGGTTTTATTGTAATTTTTAACGGTTTCAATAACAGTTCTTATACTTTTCTCCGATTGTTGCGCGTTTGCGTCGGCGTCTTTTTGTGACTTATCAGGTTTTATAGAATCTATTTTATCTATAATATAATTCAAAAAATTAGCTTTTGGTTCATTTTGATTTTCCATCAATACTTGATTTATTGATGGCAAATAAAGTTTAAAAAATGTTCTTAAATCTAAGAATTCTTTATCATTTTTATCACCGTCTTTGTCTCCTACAGATATTTTAGCATTTGTATCCGTTCGCATACCGGCGAACAATCCTTGTCTAGAAATAAGTTCAGTAGTGCAATCATATGTATATCCATCAACCGTAACAAATGAATATTTGGTTACAATTCCACTTACACATCCATAATTACCATTTGATGCATTAGCTCTGTCTAGAGCCGTTTGTGGTTTTTCTATAATTTCCCAACATTCCTTTTCATCTGCTAAATTTAGTATTGATTTTTGATTAAATAAGTTCCATCCAAACTCAACAAAAACATTTATTCCAGCAGTCAGAAAAAACGGAGTTAAATACTCTAGTTGTGCTAACCCATAACATTTAAAGTTAATAGTAGCGTATGTTAAAAATTCTTTGCTTTGTTTAACAGTAACCTGAGTTATTCCAGGAGGCGGTAACACCGATGGAGTTTGATTATTTTGTGGAAAATATCCTTCAGTTCTCGTTGTATAGTTTAGTTGTGTACGATATAATCCGTCTATGAAATGAGGTTTTCCATCGGCTTGGTAACCAATTATAGCATTTGTTTGATTAAAACCTATTTTTGAATCATATCCAAAAGCATCGTAAAAACCGTCACCTCCTTTTAAAATAAATCCATCATAATCAACCGGTACATAATATCTGTCTAAATAAGAACTATGTGGTACCATTCCGTTTATGGATTTTCCTGTACTGTTACTAAACACTCTAACCCACGGAGTCATCGGACCCTTATACGAGTTATAGTTGGATTCAAAATTAAATGTTGAAGTTGGTATGTAGGGAGACGGAACACTCAATCCTATGTTTTGAGAATTGCTACGTCTTCTCAACTCTCTCACAACTTGCGTCGGAATGTTTTGCAACTCCCACCACAATGGGGCCGTATTAGATATTTCTTGATTTTGTGCCATACGGTCAATTTATATTTTTTAAATTATTAAATATGATAGATGTGTTAGCAGGTATACGTAGTTGTTTATTGTTATTGACAGATAATTTATATCCAGTTAAATTATTTGCTCTAGCAATGATCCACCATAAACTTTCATCGCCATAATATTTTTTAGCCAAACTGTCGAGATAATCAACTTCACTTACAGTAATATAAAAATCGTCAGGCGATTCTGGTATGATGGGATAATACGTAGTTTTGTATGTATTTTTACCGTCCCATCGTTTTTGAACTGGTGTAAATTGATATCTCATATTAAACGTATTTGTGTATATTTGCGTCGGTTGTTGTTTATGAAGTATAATTCAATTGTGTTCCTATTGGAAATCGTACATTTTCACTAAATGTGTCGCCTTTAACAGTTTCAAAAAACGATTCATTTTCACGGATCGGAGCATCTCCCCAAACAGCTCTACCTGTTTTTGGCTTATCTTTTTCTAGAACATTCATTTGTAAATTTATTTCGGCTGTTCTAGGAAATTGAGCGAATCGTCCTTCCGAAGAACTCTTGTCATTTCTCGAATTTAATAAATTTTTATTACTGTCCCATTTGTAAGCTCTGTTGGATCCCCAACTCCACGTGTCATTTGGAGATGTCATGTTTTCTGGTATGGTTTCCCAAGTTGCGTCGTCTGGTATAGTAATATTACACGTTCTTATTAGTACAAAATGGTTCTTGTAAAAATCTCCGAGAGTTAATTGAACCATCGGCGGAACTACGTATCCACCAACGTCACCAAGTGTGTAATTAGCAGGTCGTGTCAATCCTATTAGATAATTTATTCTTGACCACATCGGTAACAGTTCTTTAATACTATGTGCGTTAACTGTAAAACTGAACCCCACTTCTCTCGTAAATCCTTTGTAATAGTAAAGTTTATCAGGTCTTCCTAAATATTCAATTGTTTCCCATTCAGCCGTATTACTGTCTTGAATGCCTTTTATAGTAGCACTAAATGGTATATATTTTTGATTAATAATATCATAAAAATAAAATTTTATTATATCAGGTCCAAAACCACCATATTCAGAATCTTTTCCGTATTGTTTATCAAACTGTTCTTGGTTTAATACATTCAACGAGTTTACGTAATCCACATTATTTGTGGGTTGTATAAATCTGTCTTTTCCATATTTTTTTCCTAGTCTGGTTGGAAAATTTAAATTATCAGGAGATCCGGTAAATTTGTCAGTATATTTGGTTTTTACATCTTCAAGATAACTCATACCAACTTCACTTTGGTTTCCATATTTAGCAAACTGAAGTGGTTTAGCGTTTTTGTTTCCTATAGAGTTAATAGAATATAAATCATTTGCCGAGTTTCCTACTATATTTTCAATTGCTTTATCTAAATTTTTTATTATTAAGTCTGTAGGAACTTTTGTCTGATCGCTAAACGTGTCTTGTAAATTATCAACGTTTTCAATTAATACTTTATAGTTTAATAATTGATCGCTTTGTTCTAGATTGGTACCATTATTTCTATCAGCTTTAACTACATCTGTATATTTAAGTTGACTGGTGCTCTTGCCATCTACAACAATTGGATTACCAAAACTATCTTTAGCAGTCCGACTGAAGTCTGAACTTTGTAATTGTTCAACATTGTTGTAATTAGTTGATCCTTGAAATGTAACTACACCAACAGCGGTCTGTTGATATTGGTCTCCAAATGTTTTTATATAGTTATCAGATCTAAGCATGGATGAAGGGTTTGTACTTCCATGATAGAATCTTTGATTGGTTCTTACTCCTGTAAATTTTTGTGTTGTTCCTATACCAAGTGTTTTCTTCAATCCACTTAAAATACCACCACTTTTTGTTGGGGTAACATTAAAAGTATCAAATAGTCCTCCTGCGTTCAAATACAAATCATAAGTCTGTTCATCAGCACGATAATTAGCTTTCCACGGTTGTTTAGGAGGTATAATGCCGCCGATCAAAGTATTGTTTTGTAAAAAGTTTCCTACTCCGCCTAACAATCTCGTAAAAAAGTTACCACCACCACTCGCTACCAGCTTGCCGTAACGAGTAGCGTTGTAAGCATTTGTAGCAGTTTGTCCTCTCAATAAATCTCTTACATCAGGCCTTGCTAAAGGAGCGACAACTCTATCAGATCGATCAGCTCCACCAAGTAAAGAAGTAAATGTAGACAATCCTAATCCACCACTAGCTTCACTTGCAACGCTACTTCTAGGAGGTGCTGGTATAGATGGTCCACCACCCCCAAATAGTCCTCCTACGGTTCTTACGACACTGCCCAGGCCGCTAGCCCCTAACAATCCACCAACTATATTACTCGTATCCAAGTGACGAGTCGGTCTATCAATTGAGCCAAGCGACGCCAATCTTAAAGCCGCTATAATAGGCGAAGCTGGATTGTATACTTTAGTTTCATCGTGTGGTTGAAAACCTTGAAGTGTGAGTTGTTTTAGTATAAAACGTGTTCCCGCAGCGGATCCTAAGAATTTAGTTACTCTAGTTGTATCTTGACGTGATGCTTGAAATACTGTTGTAAGTTTATTTCGTTGACCTTCCTCTATACTTTTATATACGAACATTTGACTGGCAAATGGTCCTTTTAGGTATAAATCTTGAGGTTTATTTGTTGTATATAAGGTATTTGAATTGCCTTGTGCGTTAAATAACGTTTCTATTTTGCCTGGAGAACGTATGTTAATATAATTTGCCGTAGGCGCGGGTAATCTCAAGCCAGATCCTTGAATATCAGATAATGTGGTTAACTGTGTGCCGGTTGGTGTAAATCCATCTACGTATGTTTGACTATTTGCCATTTATTATAAATAGTATTAAGCTAATGTTGTTGATTGACCAAATCCACCTGATCTATAGTTAACTCTTGATAAAGCATTTTGTACACGTTGACCATCCATGTTTACAGCAATACCACCATTTGCCATCAAATTTATTAACTGGTCCATTTTTGCAATTAATTGTTGGTTACTTGTATTAATAGCAGATATCAATTCGTTATCCGATTTTTCAACAAGTTTGTTTGTAGTAGTATTTTCTACGTTTATTCCAGGTGGAGACATGTCTTCAATATCTTTATAAGCACTCTCCATCGGTCTTGTTAAAGAATCGTGTAATTCAGGACCTATTGAAGAAAATCCTTTCATTATTAATTTTCCGGCCATTGATGGAGATTTTCCGAAAAACCATTTGTCTAAATATTTACGTACATCTTCAAATGGTAAAAATGCTTCAATTATAGCTTTTGCTAATAATTTTAATCCAGTCCACATTTTTGATGGCCAATCGGCACTTTCATCCCAATATTTTTTGAAACCATCCATTAAGCTTTTAAGTCCCATAAAAGCTGTTATTACCCATCCAATCGGAGTTAACCATTTTCCGAAAGCTGTGATAATTGGAAGTATAAACTTTCCAATGCTTAACAAAATTTTACTTGAACGACTTAGTGGACCAACAAACGCCGAAATTTTTGTTATCCATTCTCCAAGCTTGGTTGATACAAAACCAACTATTACGGATAATCCTTTAAACATAAATATTCCCGATTTGACAACATTTGTAACAAGAGGCATTATGCCGATTGCTATATCTAGTAGATATCCCGTAATTTCCATAACAGGTTCAGATAACTCACTCATGAGTTGGTTAAATTTATTTTGTATTTGTGCTAATTTTTCTTGATTAGCTTTTCTCAAAATTTCCTGTTCTGCGACTTTACCTATATTTTTTGCTTCTTCTTCTTTCAATTGCATTAATCGTTCGTAATCTGCCAAAGCTTTCTTTGCTTTTTCGTTAGTACCGTCTCTGACAAGTTGTATATTCTTCTCTTGTGTCAACATATCTTGTAATTCACCTACACTCTTACCCGCTGCATCGGCAAATGCTTTTTGTTGAATTGGATTTAGTTGATTGAAATTAACTTGTTTTGCAATTTTTAATATTTCTTGATTAGCTCCAATTATATTTTTGTTAAATGACAACTGTCGAGCATAATTAAAATTAATATTTTGACCTAGTAAAGCACTCGCTTTTAATTCCGCATTTATACTAGTTTCAAATTGAAGAAGTTTTTCTGCACTTGAAGCCGCTTTATTTAAATCAATACCCATCATTCTTGCCGCAGCGGCAGCTTTTATCATAGAAACAGCAGAACTACCAACATATATTCTAACATCATCACTTGCATTTGCAATATCTTCCATTATTTTTCCCAGAGGTACGCCCGCAGCTTGTGCTATTTTTTGTGCAAATCCTGCCATTGATCTCTGTGAAGATGTAGAACTGCCCGATATACCACCAAGTGTTTTCAAGAACTTGACACTAGTTCCTTCTGCAATTCCAAACTGTTTTGCTAAAGCAGTTGTTGTTTTTAACAATTCTTTATCTTGTGCAACAAGAGAATTAAACTCACCAGCAATTGCCGTTATAGATTTACCTATATCTTCAAACGTTGCACCCAAATGCATGGAATCGATGCCGACTTCTTTAATTAATGATTCAAGTTTATTTGCTTGACCAGGAAGAACGCCTAAATTAGATCTTACCGAAACTGCAGTTTTATCGAATGATTTGAAATTTTCGTAACCCTTTTCTAAAATAAGCGTCACGAGTTCTAGGGCAACTTTCCATTTATTTAATTTTTCCACGTCAAACGATTTTGTGATCGCTGAACCGAGCGTACCCATATCGCCTAATATTTTTTTACCTATTCCTAAAAGTTTGTTTCTTATGCTTTCATTTTCACTGATTAATTCAATATTATTTATAATTTCTTCCGAGGATTCACGTTGTTTGTATAAGTTGTCAAGAGTTTTATTGTTCTTACCGTTTAATCGTTCTAAAACATTCAGTTCTCCCAATCGTTCAATTCTTTGCATTTTTAACGATTCAATTCGTTTGAGTCCTTCGGCCGCGTCTATTTTACCTTTGTTTATCTGATCTGTAAGTAGATTAATATTTTGTTTAACGATTTGATTTTGTAAAAGTACTTCGTTCTTTTTAAACTGCAGAGAAACTTTGTCTAAATATCCCGATTTGGATTTTAATTCGTTAATTTTTTCAGAATAAACAGCAATTACTTTCTGTGTTATTAGATATCTTTCCGCTATATTTTTATTATCCGTCGCGGATTTTACAATGTCCTTGAAATCCTGACTTAAAACGTCAGTTGTGTTCTTTATTTTAATAAACTCACTACGTAAATTTTTAGACAAATCGGTCATAAGATCCAACGATTTTTTCATTGAATCTAAATCAGATGATGTTAATTTATCTGCCATAAATTATATAATATAAATATAGATATATTATATTTTAAAATGGTTTATCTATTTTTGTTTTTGTCGGAGGAGATGAACTTTTATCATATGATTTGTTTTCTTGTTCTTTGAATTTAACAAGTTGTTTATAATAAAAGTTGCGTAGATATACAGGCAGATTATAAGCTATAATTACGTTTATAGCTCCATTAGAGAAATAACTTAACTGAAATATTTGTTCGTGAAGATGCAATCTATACTCAGGACTCAGGCCAAAAAAACTGTACCGTCATCGGTACATCCATCCTTTCTTCATGACTGCAATTTGCACAAGTGAAATTGAAAGACATGTCTAATTCAGGTGAAATTTGTCTAGCGTAAGATCTCAAAGCCATACTGTCTTTTGATAAAAGTTCATTATCAACAAATTTATTAATGGTAGCTCTATCCGATTTATCATCAATAGAAACTATCATCTTTTTCAAACGGGTAGTAATTTCAGTACTACCACCTGACTTTACAAACTTAGCAGTTGCTTTCAATTCATTATCAATATCGGTTTCATCTTTTGAACTCAATAGTTTGAATACAACTGTTTTTTTAGAATAAGGTAATACAAACTGAAAATTATTATGTCCTTTTTGTACCTTTTCAAACTCGTATGGTTTTTCACGTAACTCGCCTAAATTTACAACTTGTTTAGATTCTTCATAACACTTTTGACATCTAACTTGTACAGGTCCATAACTATCACCATATGCCAATCGTCTAGCAGCTACAAACAAAGCGTTTTTGTCACACAATAATAAACTTTCAATATTTACGCCTGGTGTTACTATCAAACTTTCTAATAGTTTATCCAATACCACGCCTTTTTTGATAAGATTTTGACTGGTGAGAATATCTTCTTCTTTAGCGGTCATCATCTTCATATCAACATATCCCGTACTTAATGGATCACTTTCACTATAGAAATAACCTTTGCTTGGTAAATCTATACGTTCTGTAGGATATGTTGGTTGTGTAACTTCTTTGGATTGATTACTACGTGTAATTAAAATTTCGTCGTTCATAACTTATAATATATAGAACTTGTTATAACTTTTTTGTTATTATATTTAACTTGATTGTACTTGATGTTTAGCCGCTTGAAGCATCATGTCAGCTTTTTTAACAATATCCTTAGCTCTTTTAACAGCATCATCAGATTTCTTTTTATCTTCATCAGATGTAGCCACGTCTTGTTGTGCTTCGGCTGAATCTAATTTTTCATTTGCATCGTCTAATTCTGCCTGTCTTTGTTTTTGCAAAGCCATATCAGCTAACTTCTTCATGTTTTTAACCTTAGATTCATCTTCTTTTAAAACTCCACGAATCAATCGTTTTAATATATTCTTTTGGTTTTCTGATATCGGTTGAGCTGAATTACCTAATTTTGTGTTCATAATATTAAATACCCCGTCATCATACTTACCAAATAAATCTTTAATAAACTCTTTTCTGTTTTGAGAAGTCAAATTTGTATATTGTGTTCTTAATTGACTAGCACTTCTAGCTGGCATACCCAATACTGTAAAATCTGTTGTGGGTACTGTATCAATATATCCATGAGTTATAGCTGGTTGTAACTTGGTTAAATTTTTAGGAATTGGTTGTAAATAAGTTGGAGATCCATCCTTTTTAGTAAATTTACTAAATCTTGGATCTTCCGCCATATCTTTTTCACTTACAACAAATATGATACTGTCTCTATTGATATCAATTGGAATTTTACCCACTAAATTTTGTACATTATAATTTTGTACTACTTTTATTATTTTATTTAACGGTATACCGGTTAAAACCATCATCTTAGCTTTTTCGTCGAACGTAAATGGCGACTTTGGTAGCTCTACTTTATCGGTAGTTGTTATATATACTTCGTTACCACCGTATTTTGTACTTAAATAATCAAATACGCCTTTGTGCCCTTTATGCCAGGGATGAAATCTGCCTGGATAAATTACAAATAGTTTCTTGCCTAGATTCATATAATAATAAATAGAAAAACCCCGACGTTTCCATCGGGGTTCTTTTTAATAAGGTTATATTGATATTAATATTGTAAGATTGCGTAGTCCATCTGCACGGTCAACGATATTGTTAATGCACTACCATCGTCACTCCAATCCATATCACCAAAACTGGCCTCGGTAATAAAGCATCCACGTAGACTCCATTCTTCTACCTTGTCGCCTACAGGACCGAGAACATTTACGGTCAAATCTTTCTTGTAGAAATCTTGATAACCATCACGACCTGTAACAGATTCGTGGTGTAAACGCACCCATTCCATTACAGCTTGTGCACCACTTGGTACGATTGGATCATACAGTTCCATAGTGATTGCTTGCCAAATGCTTTTACCTTTATAGAAGGTACGAATATTGATGTGATCAAGTTCTTTAGCGGTTTGACTTAGTTTTGGTCGATCAGTTTTCTTGATGATGAAAGATGGAATTCCGTCGACGTACAGTATAAATCTGTTCTTGATTTTTGGTTCGAATGCGGTTGCAAATATTTCGTTTGGATTTAGTAGTTCTGCCATATTTTTACCTTATTATGTTCTAGATATAAATATTATAAAATTTGATTTTATACAAAGTTTTTTATATTTTAGATAATTCTTTATCTGTTAGTTGAGTGATTGTGTCTCTCAGTTTATTTATATATCCAGTTGATCTTAAAAGTTTAAACACTAAATTCTCGGTACTGTATTCTCCGCTTTTATCTAATCCAGATTGTCGTATATCATATACACGTTTAATCAACTTCTTTATTTTCTCTATATCAGCGTCTGATATAGCTCTATCTATTGAGTGTGTCAGTTGTTTGTATTTCTTTTTTATGGTATCTTTATCAATATAAATATCTTCATGTTTTGGTTTTTTAATCCAATGATTTTTCATCAAGCTATATACCGATTGGCTTTTGTTTAATTCTTTAATATCTTGAATATAAACTTCAACCGGATGATTGCCTATCTTTATATCATGTGATTGATTCCACTTATTTTTTAAGCCGTCAACATAATTCTTTACTAACTCTTGATTGGTACCAATCTTACTAAAGTCTACCACCAAATGTAAATCTATATCGCTTGTGGGCGTCCAATTGTATCCAGCTGTACTGCCAAGAAAGTAAACATCTTCAAGAGGAACGTTCAATTCACTATCTTCGTAAAAAGTTTCAGCAACATTTATTAAAGCATTAAGTACTTCTGTTCTTAAATTATTTTCTGTAGACCATATAGTAGGATTTAGTATACTATTATATATTCTATGTTTTTCTTTAATACCCGTCAATTCTTTTAATTGATTAATAGTGTTTATAGAATTGATATGAAGAATAGCTTTACCACCAGCATTAATAAAATCATTTACAACATCTTCACGGTCATCTATCAATACGCTATTTGAAGTAGCATATTTAGCTTTATCTTGCCTATTAGATACTAGATTTGCTTTAAATTTAATATTTTTATTAGCTAACCATTGTTCTTTGCCTATTTTTGATTTGTTATCAGGTGCATGACTCAATATTTCCACATCAGGAAAACCATCAATAAAGTTATAAAGCAATTTACCATCTTTCATCCATGGCATATTAGCATAATAACCAGGACTATTTTTATTTACTAGTTTATATCTATTTTTCTTGCCATATAAACTATCATAAGTATCTACCGGTATTCCACCACTATAACGTTTGAATTGTGCTTCCCAATCGCTAAGCACACCATCCATATCCACATATATTTTGTAATTATTACTAATCATTTATAATAAATATAAGCATTTACAAGCACTATACTATATAACTTATGTTAAGAAATTTATATTACAATCAATAAAAGCGCTTAATATGCTTATACTTTATATAATTTAACCTGGCAATATTATATTGTTTTTTTATTTTGAGTCAATATATTATTCAGTTGATCGTTTGTTACAGAAGTGACTACTTTTGATAAAGATCTTCTGGTTAATTCAACCCGAATCATATTCAAATTTTTTTCGTGATTTAAAATAATTTCACTTATTTCAAAGCCAAACGCTTTTAATTCCAAGTCTGAAAACTCAAAAATAGGTTTTGATTGCAAATATGATACATCCATAATGCTATATATATAAATTAATCACATCCGTCAGATTATTTATAAATTTATTAACGGTAAACCTTTTAGCTTCCACCGAAGATATGTACCCACGTTCTTGTACATCTTTTTTATTATTATAACAATATACCATTTTTTCAACCAATTCCTCTTCGTTAAATTCACTCCATTTTCCACAAAAACCACCCCACTGTTTAGTACTAAATACTTCTGTATATCCAACTTCAAACCCATTATTATAGTTAACAAATTCAGAAAGTCCAGCATAATCTGTATATATCAAAGGACGACCACAACACATACTTTCCTGTTGCATCATACCCCACCCTTCACACGTAGCGCCACTCACATATACATCCAAATTATAATACCAATTCCGCAAATCAAGTTTAGAAAGTTTGTTTGTAGTATAAACAATACGAGAATCTATATTTTTATATTTAATTTCTCCACACGTTTTAACTTGTAGTTCCACGTTTTTTATATTTTTAAAAGCTTTTAAAAAACAACGGGTAACTTTATCTATATTTTTTCTAGGATCTTCGTTTGAAATACCAAACACAAACTTAGATCTATTCTCCGGAGCTTTATAAACAAATGTCTCGGTATCACAAAATAAATTAACAACTTCAACTGGAACGTTCAATCCTTGATTAATAAAGTTAATTTTGTTATAATCGTTTGGCACTATAATACACTTGAATTTATTCAAAATTTCTATAATCAAATCGTTAACTCTAGTACTTTCCCACATTGTATACAAAACTCTGCGTCTATCAAAAGATATATGTAATAACGGATTTAAAACGTCAACATCATTACTTATACTCAACAACGTTAAATCCAAAATATCAGATGAATATTTAAAATTTTTATTGAAATATTCATCAAATCTAGAAGATATCGGACCATACGATCTGGGTATTATATTATAGGGTAAATCCTTCAACAAAGACTCTAAAATAATACCATATCCACTAACGTAACTATAGTTCGAACTTAAAGTTATGGTTTTCAATTCGGTATATAATAACTACCAACTATAGAATAATCAATGGAACTTAATTTGCTAACACTACGAGAAATAGACTCGCTCATTAAACTAAACGCTAAATCTACACATTCTTGATTAGTTTTTCCCAAATATTGTGATCCACTTAGTGCAATACAATGAGATATTTGTTCACCAACATTATCTTCACGTTCCACACTTAAACAAACATGTTTCACTTGCAAATTTGCAACTTCGTCACATCTAGAAATTCTATATCTTATATTATTCATAACTAGTAATAACTATATTATGGTTTGCTGTAAATTGGAAAATAATACGTTCCATTAGCAGAACCAAATCCAGTAACAGTATTGTTCACATATATACTAATAAATCCCGCAAACGTATATCCAGTCGTACTAGCAGTTTTATCTCCATTACAATTCGCTATAGAAAGAAAATTACTAGTTGAACCTTCACCAAATACATACAATCTTCCATTCACATCCGGTGCAGCTCCAACTCCTGTACGTCTATTTGAATCAACTACAAATGCAGTTGTATTGTCTATACGTAAATATATACTAGCCGCAGACGCAGCGTTCAAATATGTGTTTCCATCCGAAAATTGTAATAAAGCGTAATTTCCTAAGACCGAATGATCCAACGCTTCGTGTCCAAAATAAGCGTAAGTAGAAACTGCCGGCCAAGTACCTATTTCAGCTTTTCCAATTCTCGCTTGATCGGTCATATCTAATCTAAAGGCCGGAGAAGCAACATTTATACCAAATCTACTATTCGTAGTGTCATGATAAAGAAAAGAACTATCTTTTATAGATGTGGTCGTATCATCATATATTAATCTATTTGTATTAGTAAACGACCCACCACTTATAGCACCGATTCCACTTGTTCCACTACTACCACTTGTGCCACTACTTCCTCTAGTACCACTTGTACCATTGCTTCCAGTACTTCCGCTAGTTCCACTAGTTCCACCCACGCCACTTACACCACTACTACCACCGGTACCACTACTACCGCTACTACCACCGGCGCCACTTGTACCACTACTACCACTTGTACCGGTAGTTCCACTACTACCACTAGTACCGTTACTTCCTGTACTTCCACTTGTACCACTTGTACCATTACCACCGTTTGCACCACTACTACCACTCGTACCACTCGTACCACCGCTACCACTACTACCACTTGTACCGGTTGTGCCACTGCTACCACTGCTACCACTGCTACCACTTGTACCGGTTGTACCACTTGTACCACTACTGCCTCTTGAACCGGTTGAACCACTGCTACCACTTGTACCTGTAGTTCCACTACTACCACT